CAACGCTCGGCTTCCGCGCGGCTCATGCTGGGTTTCCATTCCGGCGCTTTCTCCGGCTCGGCCCGAACCGTCGGCACACGCGTGGTCAGGCTGCCGACGCCCGCATAGACCTGACGTACCGTCGCCGGCACATACGATCCGCCCCACGTCGCACTTTCGCGGCGCGCCCCGAACCGCTCGAACGGCACGCCCCGCTGATACAACTCGAAGCGCGTCGGCCCCAGCATCTTGCGCTTGGTCTCGTCGCTCTGCCGCTCGAACCATTCCGGCCCCGTCTCAATCTTCCGGGAACCCTCTGGGTGCGGCGCGCCGATAATGGCAGGGCGCAGCGTGCAGCGTCCCCGCGCATGTTCCTCGAACGGCACGTCGAGCGTAAAGAACGCCCCATCCATCGAGAGGCAACCGAGACAGGTGCGCGTGGATTTAGCACTGACTCTGTAGTAACCGGCACATACGCCGCTGCGAATGTAACTCTGCCGCGTCGCCTCGCGATACACCCGCCCACTCTCGCTGATCGCCACCGTCAGCATGTGGTTCAGCGACTGCGACAGCCCCAGACGCAGCGCATTGCGCGCAATCTCACGCGGCCCCTTGCCGCGCGCCACGCCCTCGAGCAGATTGCCGAGGATGCCGTTCGCCCCCTGCCCATAACTGTTGCGCAGCGTATCCACCAGCGGCGAGCCGTCTCCGCTCAAACCGATAAGATTCTCCAGCGCTTCCACCGGCAAGCGGTCGAACTGCAAACCAACTGCCGTCGCACGGATCGCCTCCGTCCCGGCCTCGACGCCCGCCGCCAGCGCGCTGCGCTGCCGCCGCGCAATCTGCCCATCGGCCCACCGCGCATACTTATCCACTTCCACGCGCGTCTGGGCCAACAGCCGCTGCACGCGCTCCTGGCGCATTGCCAGCGCGGGCGTGACCGTCCAACCGCTGGCGCGCAGGTCGGTGAGGATGCGCGCGGCGAGCGACGCATCGCTTTCCAGAGCGCGTTCTACACGGAGCCACCTTTGCGCCATGACGCGCATGGTCGAATCGTCGTTGGCGGCAAGGTCTCTGCGGAACTGAGAGAGGACGTTGATGACGGCGGCGGGCATGGGCTACTCTTCTTCTCCCCCATCCTCCGCATCCACATCCGCCACGCTCGGCCCGCTGCGCGCGTTCAGCATCGCTGCCGCCAAATTCTTGGCATTGCGCCGCTCTCGCTCGGCCATCTGCTCTTCGGTCAGCAGCGGGAAGCCCGCCTCGGTTCGCAGGTGGTTCTCCGTCTCCATGTCCGGGAACAATTCCATCCCGGCCTTCGACACTCTCTCAACGAAATCCACCAGCACCGCCAGGTCGATGCTCCCCACGCGGCCCGGCACGTAGCGTGGCGGCTCCGTAACCACTATGCCGTTGATGCGCAGCAGTTTCGGGATGGCGTGCATGTTAATGACGCCGGCAATGCTGTTCAGAAACGTCTCCAGCGCGGTCTTGAACAGGCTGCTCTTGTCCGCGCTCAACGCCCAACTGCCCGTCTTGCCCGCGCCGAGCAGCATAAAATCGGCCAACACACTCATCGTGATGCGCTGGTCGTAGCGGGCAATGATTGAATTCGTGTCGAACTGCCTGGTTCCACCCGTCGAGAGCAGTTCGAGCTTGAACATCGGGTTGCCCTTCTCGTCGTAAGCCAGCGGCCACACGACCCCTTCCTGCTCGTCACGGCGAATGTTGGTCACGATCTCCTTGATCTTGCCCAGCAGCGCCTTCTGCTCCGCCGTCGCGTTCGACGCGAGAATCTCCGGCGGCACGTGCGCCACCGGCAGCCCGGCCAAATCGCGCTCGATGCCGATGCCCTCGATGTTCTCGATATTCTTGCGGAAGTACCAAGCCCGATACGCCGAGCGAAGGATCGACCTGCCCTCCGGCGACGCCTTGTTCGCCTTCGTCCTGAACAGCAGCGCCTTGTCGATGGGAATGAAGACCGGCGCGCCGTTCTCCTGCGTCTGCCATAGGCCCTGCACGCCGCCCTCTTCGTCGAAATGCCAGCGGTCCCGCGTCTCCTGCGCCCGAATCGACCACTTGCGCCAGCCGATGCGCCCGTCGGTGAACTTGCTGCGCCGCTGTGGGTTCACATGGTCGCCGCCCCGCACTTTGTACACCACCTCGAAGTAGCTCCAGCCCCACGGAAGCATCGTCAGAATCTCCGACAGCGTGTCGGCCCAACTGTGCGACATGTCGGCGATACAACCCTCCACGAATTCCGCCGCCGCCTGATCGCCTGCTTCGTCGCTGCCCGCCTCAACCTGCCATTCGACCTGGCGCAGCAGCATCTCGACCGCAAACAAGATCGCACCGATCACGGGATCGTCGATCATCTCGCGGATGACGCGATCCCAGCGCGGCCCTTGCAGCTCGCGGAGATATTCTTCATAGACCACACCGCCCTGTTTGACGAGACCGGTGCTGCCCAGTTCTTGCAAGTCAATTCGTGCCATCAGAGGTTCCAGGTGCTTTCTTTGGTCAGGTTGCCCAGGTCAATGCCGGTCATGTCGGGTCTGGATGCCAGTTTGTTGAACGCGCCGGAACTGCCATCCACCTGATCATCATGCCGCCCGCGCGGAAAAGCGGCCAGTTCTTCAAGATAATGTTGATTCCAGGGCGCACTTTTCAGCTTCACATTGCCCGCCTGGCACTGCGCCGCGTATGGGTCGGCGCGCACTTCCTTCGAGCCGGTGCTGGTCTCATAGCGCGCCGGATAGCCCTGCAACAGACGGACAAACGCCTGAGCCGCATCTTTTCCGCTCGACCCCGGCTCTTGCTCACCCCACTGCTGTACCGTATTGCCGTACTTCTGTGCGTCCATTCTCGCCGTCTGCAAGATAATTCTGTCTCGGTCGGCTGCGCTCCAGCGTCCGCACACCACATCCTCGACGTAATAGGTGCTGCCGACCCTTGCTATCAGCACGCCCACCGTCTGATCGGCGGTCGGCGCCGTACTGGAGGCCAAATCCCACCACCGAATGCGCTGCGCCTGGCTCGGCACTTCCCCCACGATCTCGAACCATTGCCGCTTGAAGAAGTCCCCGTCTTTCGGCTGGGGCCGCTGCTGAAACAGCGCCGCCCAAAAATACGCGCCGATCCGCTTCGCCATCCGCCACAGCCTCGCCAGCGGATACCGTTCCGGGCACAACGCTTCGCCCGGCTGTCGCGTGTCCGGCTCGACAGTGCAAGTCTGCGGAAACGATTGTGGCTGCTCGTCCTTAATCGCCTCCATGCAGACGATATGCCAGCGTTCCGGTTCTTCTTCGTCGTCTCCTTCCTGTGCCAGCAGCCAGCCACTCAAGTCGTCTTCGTGCCAGCGCGTTTGAATGACGATGATCGCAGCACCCGGCTCCGCGCGCGTGTAGAACGTAGAGCGATACCAGTCCCGCTGTTTCTCCCGAATCGTCTCGGACGCCGCTTCCTCAGAGTTCTTGAGCGGGTCGTCGATGATACCGAGGTGAAAGCCCTTGCCGGTGATCGGACCGCCCACCCCTGCCGCCCACAGGCCACCTCCTACACTCGTCTCCCACTGCTCGACGCCGGTCGCGCTTGGGTTGAAGATGCCTCCCGCCTCCCGGTAGTTCTCTCTGGCATTGCGGCTGAGCGTGAAGGCCAGGGCCGCGGCGTAGGAGTTCAGTCCCACCCACCGAGCCGGGTAGCGATACGCGTAATAGGCGGAAAACAGGCGGCTGACCGTTTCCGACTTGCCGTGACGAGGCGGCATAAAAACCATCAGCCGATCGATCTCGCCGTCGGCTACGCGCTGCAAGACCGCGATGAGTTTGTCAACGTGCTCGTAAAACTGAAACTTAGGGCTAACGCGCCGGATGAATTCACGAAAGCTAAGCAGCTCCGCTTCCCGCTGCTCCACCGTCTTCGTCATCTGGGAGGGCTTCAAGTACCCGGAACGTTTTATCCTTGATGACGCCGTAGAGAACAGCGAGTTCGGAAGCCGACTGCTTTTTGAGCCATTCCTCGTCCGAAAATACATTCTGCATTGCCAGCGTTGTCTCTAATTCGGCCTCTACGTTGTCAACCAGGAGTTCGCCGATACGCTCTCTTTTTTGGGTTGATACAGCATGATTGCGCGGCAGATTGCGCGACCATGTTGAAACCGTTCCCCTGGGAATCTTGTACTCTTTGGCGACATGGTTGATAGACTGACCGACCAGCAGCGCGGCCATAACTTCAGCCTTGAGTTCGTCGGAGTATTCACGTCGCTTCGTCACTGCGCACCCGCCCCTGAATATACACTTGCTCCCGCGTCCAGCAGCACCAACGTACTGCCGATCCGCATCCGCAATCGCTCATACCGACTCACGATGCCGTAATAGACGCCCGGCTCGACATCGCTCCAAATCGGACTGCCCGAATCCCCTCCGCACGTCACGTGCCCGTCGCGCACCGCCCACACCCAGCGCGCCACACCGTCCGAGCCGACGACGCGTTCCGTTGCCATGACCCGGAAAACCGTTCCAGCGCGTAACGGGCAGCCGCCGATCACAAAGCCGGTTGCGCCGGGGCTAGGCTCGCGGTAAGTGGCATAGTAGGGCGCAAAGACCGATTCGGACAGCGCCAACCGCGCCGTGTCACGCACCGTGTCCACCTCCAACGGCGTCGCCTTGACCATGCGCCCTGCGCTGCGGATCGCCGTTTCGCCGCCATTGTACAGCGGGAGACAATGCGCCGCCGTCACGATCTCAGTCGGCGAGGCCAGCACGCCGTTGCAACCGCGATACGCCAACTGCGCCTGGGGTACGCAGCCGCTAAGCAGAAACACAAGGACGAGCAGGAGTGTGCGCATCAGCCTCCCAACCACGCCGACACAATCTCGCCGACTGGTACGCCAAATGCCCAGAGCAATGTCACGCCGCCCGCTGCAATGCCAAATAGCAGCACGAGCAGGATGATGGTGCCACGCAACTTCCACTCAGTCGCGATGTAGTGCAGCACCCGCTGCCAGAAAGGAGTTTGTTCGTTCATTGTGCCAATCCAAAGTCGATCTCAACATTGCCGAGCCAATCTGGGTTGTAGCGAAATTTCAACCACCACCCGCCCAACGGTTTCGGCTGCCGCTCATTCCGCATGTGAAACCCGTCGCTCTCCAGATCATATTCCTGCTTATATGTGCTGCACTGCACGTGATACTGGTTGTCGATGTACCAGCGCCCCGAAGTCGTCGTGCGCACCCGGGGAATCACCGCCAACCACTTCTCGTGAATATGTCCGGCGACGATCACATGCGGATCACCCAGGTAGACCGCGCGCCGGTTTGTCTTGATCATCCCGCGCGTAACCTCGCCGCCCCCTCCCGCCCCGTGATGAAAGTAGAGCAGCCGCTGTGTTCGGTTGCCCTTGCGCCCGCTGAACATAAAGCGCACGAAACCGGCAAACGGCATGTACGCCGCACCCAGACCGGCAGCGATGCGTTCGGCCACGTTCGTCTCGTGATGAACCGTCACGTCGTCGTCGTGATTGCCCAAGCTCATCAATTCGATCACGTCCGCATATGGGCGCAACTTTTGCGTCGCCTCGTCCACCACCACGTCGAGATAGTTCTTCGCCTTCAGTTCCGGCCTCAAATCGTCCTTGCTGGCGCGCCGGTCGAGTTTGGTCTGCATCACGTCGTTCGTGTCTCCAAAAAGCAGCACCGGCGCACGTTTCTGCTGCGCCTGACTCAAGTGCCGAAAAAAAAGACGCCGGTCACACAACGGATGGTCGAAATGCACGTCCGAGCCAAGCATCACCTCCTGCTCCCACCCCTCGACGACCGGCCCCATTCGGATCGTCAACATGCTCCGACTGGTGCGCTCGACGCTGTACGGCTGCGGGGCATCCCAGCTCATCGCTCACCCGCCCCGCACCAGGGCCACCAACGCCGGCCAAAACTCCTTGACGACCAGCAGACCCAACAACAGCGTCTGCACCCAGCGCGGCGGCCACGTCATATCGCGCAAGGAATGGCGGATGTCCTTCACCGCCTGCTCCAACGCGCGAATGCGGGCTTCATGGTCGGATAGCGTGGGCAGCACGTTCTCGTCCATCTGCCGCTCTAACCGTTCCATCCGGCCACTGCCCCGTTTTTTGGCTCACTGCTACCCCATCGCCCCTGCTTCTCTTCGTCGTCCAGCGCCCGCCCCAAAGCCAACAGCGCTTCGCGGGCCGGGCCGGTTGGGTAACGCAGCAGCGCCGCCTGGAGCAGCGAACGCAGCAGGCCGAGCTTGTCCGCCTCGTCCACCGCATCCGACCAGACGGCCAGTGCGTTCTGCTCCAGGTTCACCAGATGCGCCGCAATGTGCGCCTCGGCCAGCAGGGAGAGGATCTCCCCCCGCGTGCCGAACAGATCGGAAAATACATCTCTGACTCTTGCAAGGGTTGTAGGCGAATAGCGCATCGGGCATCGGCTCACCAGACTAGAACGTGGATTCGAGAGACTTATCGTTCACTCTACCATGCGCCCTGGCACGCCCCGTGCCACCCCTACAGAATTTGTTCCTATGTACGTCCAATGCCCATCGACCTGTGCGATGGGCGCAACCCGGCTGACGCGGTGCATCAAAGCCAGCGCACCCCGCCGTTTCAGCCCATAGCGCGCCGCCACCTCTGCCGTGGTCAAAACCCTGCCGCTGCGCAAGAGTTCGACAACGGCGACGGCGCGCTCCGTGGGCGTTAGTTCGGCCATTCTCGGACACTCGGCAGCATGCGCCTGAATCCATAAGGCCAGTTGTGCGCCTGCAAACGGGCGTGCAACGCCTTGTCCAGCGCAGCTCGTTCGGCTGTAAGCTGCTCGATCTCCTGCTCCCGCTCATTCAGTCGCCGCTGCATCCTGCCCAACTGCGCAAGCGCGACGAACCAAAGGGCGGCAAACACAAAGGCGAGTATCCAGGCTAGAGTTGTCGTCATCGTCGCACCGCCTCGCGCAAGCGCCACACAGCCCATGCGATCTCCGCCGCGCAGCCGACCGCCGCACCGACGAACATCAACCACACCGGCCACTGCATCACGCCCCAGACGATCCCGACGAGCGCCGCGCTCGCCACCCACAGCACCACGCGCAGTGCGATCATTTTGCTCTCTCCTCAACTACCTTGCGCGCCCACGCCTTGGCCCCATCAACCGTAAGCCAGGACAGCCGCTCGCGGATGCTGTCCACCACCACGCCGTCGGGAAACGTGATCCGGCACAGGTACGGGCGCTTCGGCGACGTGTGCCAGATTTCCGCCTTGACCTTGTTGCCCAGGTCGAAATACAGCCGCTCGTAAACACGCTCACGCATTGAACAATGCCCCCTGTACTGGTTCACGCTTCTCCTGTTGCCTGCGCTCCAACTTCCTGCGCTCTGCCATCGTCAAGGGCCGTTCGACCTTTGACTTCGCTTCCCATGCGGCACAGTGCTGTTCCTGATGCTCAATGTACTTCGGCACGAATGGCAGGATGACCGCGCTCCGCCTCTGCGTCTCTTCGACCAGAAGTGGGCTGACGCGCTCCGCCGGATCGTAGGGCGTCACCGTCTTGCCGTCCGCTTCGATGCGGAGGCGAATACGGAAGTGCCAGAGCATCTTCAGGAAGCGGCGGGCCGGGTTGCGCTCACGCGGCATGGGCAGGCACTTCGTACACCTTTGGAATGTAAAGCTCGTGTTTCAACCCGCGCTGGTGCGGACGGACCCAAGTCACTTTGCCTGTAT